TTAAATTATATTATTATAATAATTTATCTAATTTAATAGTAATTTCATCTAATTTTTTATATATATCCTTAGTACAATTTATAAGATGAGGAATTAAACCAGAATAATGAATTTGATGAAAATCATCTAATTCATCTGTTTTAGTTATATACACAATTTCAGGTACTATATCTAAAACATCTTGTGCAATTAAGCCATAATGTTTTTTCTTTTTTCCATCATTTATATAATTATATGTTTTGACATTTAATTGATTTATTTTAGAATATGAATCTAAAAGTTCTGTGTTATATATATTTTCTTTCATTCTAATATCTGATGTTTCTATAAAAGTGGTACTACTAGTAGTACCATCAGATGTAATAGTCATCGCAGTTTGTAATATCTCATTAGTTGTTAATCTAAATCTACATTGAGCATCTTCAGTATTAGTAGTAACATCAGTAGAATAAAATTCTATTGTACCTAAACTAAAGATACCATATGTATCATTAGTAGTATTAAATTCTATACCAGATCCTAATCCTGCTGTTGGTGTATTATCTGGTAATACTGTTAAACTTAAAGGAAAATCTACAGTAACATCAGATGCATTTGTTTTGGTAGCAGATATAGCTACTGTATTTATATTAGCAGTTACAGTTACAGATGGATTAGATCCTGTTGGTTGAATTGTTAAAGAACCAGTTGGTGAAAGGATAAAATCGCATTTATTAATTGCTGAAGCTATAGCATCATTATAACTTAATCTTAAGCATTTTCCTATTGAATGATTTAATTCTAATGCAAATTCAGATGCTGATGTATTTATACCCATATTACCAGTTGTATTTAGACGATTTAAATTTAATATATTACGATTAGAATCAACTACCATAGATGATGTAGGAGAAACAATACCTGGAGTTACATTATTATAATTAATTTGTTCTCCGTTTACTGTAAGTAATGTTCCATCTAATTGCAATCCTATATTATTACTACCAGCATTAGATATATTTAATGTACCTGTTATTGTTAAATCATTTATACCAGTTACATTATTATTAGTATCCATAGATAAGAAATAATTATTAAAATTCACACTATTATTCCATCTAAATGCATTTTTAGTAGTATCATATAATATACGAGCTCTTGTATTTGCTAATGAATTAAATTGTGTAGATGAATATTGTTCAATCACTACCATAATTTATTTATAAAATAAATTTACTTCTGATTATATAATTTCATAGATAAATTTATATAAAAATATTAAAATATAAAGATAAGTTATATTAATATTAATAATAATAACTTATTTATAAAAAAAAATATTAAATATTCATATATGGAATCAAAAAAAGAAATAAAAACAGATAAACAAATTAAAACTGAAATTGATAATAAAGAAATTGATAATAAATTATTAGAATATTATAAAAATGCAGAACATATTAGCATTATACCATTATTAAAATTAATTTATATCACAACTAATATAGATTTATCTGAACAATTTAAGTTAAAACATTCAATTAATTCTAAAAAAGGAAAAGACTTGATAGCTGGTGAATTAGTATTTTCTAATACTACAAAAAATTATAAAATATATTTAGATATTGTTGATAAAGATTATGATTTATTAGATTCATTAAATAAGTTACAATTAACTGATAAACATTTGGAATCATTAAATGATTTAGATGATAATATAAAAAATCCATTAATTTCAGTGATTTCTTTTATGACACAAGCATGTTTAGTAATATTTAATAAAATAAAAGATTCTAATACTGAATTATTAGAATATAATCTTACTTTAGACAATAATACTACAATTTTTATAGAATATGAATTAAATAAAAGAATTGGAATTTTATTTAAATAAATTACATTATTGTGTTTTCTGTTTTAATTCTTCTTGTAATGGACGTACTACATATGATCCTAATGCAAATTTATCATGTTTTTCATCTTTATATATACCTTTATAAAATATTTTTTCATAGATAATATCTAATTTATATAATTTATATATATTATTTATATATGAAGTATATATATCTTTATTAAAATAATTATCATATGCTTGACTTGTAATTAAATTTAATAATATAAATCGTACAATTACAAATTCATGTGGTATATTAAAATTTTTATATCTTTGTATAATTGGTATTAATTCAAAATCAATACTATTATATACGTTCATTAATGTTAACTTTTTATTATCATCAGATATTATAAATATAGTTGTTTTTTTTAATCTAAAATCATTATAAAAATATAAATTAGATTTATTATATGCTATATTTGTGTAGTTTATTTTATTTTTTTTTAATATGTCTTTTAAAATTTCTATTATATATTGAATATTATTAAAATTATTAGATGTGGAATTATTCTGAATTATAAAATTTAAAGTGTTATTATAATTTAATTCTTCTTTTGATAAAATATTAATAGCTAATTGATCTAATAAAATTATATTATTTGAAATATCTAAATCACTTATTTCATTTATAAAATTTGATAATATTTTATTTTTTGTTCTATTTATAATATCCACATTGATTTTAGATTTTTTTATATTATTAAATAAGTTATTTAATAATATAACATACTTTTCTATATATGATAAATTATTAATATGTGTAATATTCTCAATATTATTTTTTTTATATTCAAATAATATATTATCATTTATAAGATTTATAAATCTAGATGGTTTATATAGTTCATGTGTTATAAAAAATAAGATTAATTCATTAGATAATAATAGTAATTTTGAATTATAATTATCTAATTTATCATATTTTATAATATTAAATCTAGATAAATAATCAATATTATTAGAAAATAATAAATTAAAATAAATTATTCTATCATTATCAATCGTAATCACTATTTCATTATCATTAAGATTTATAGTATAAAATACATATTTTGAATAAGTATTATATATAATATCTACTAATTTTATAGCATGTGTTTTAGGAGAATTTGAGAATAAAATAAAATTAAAATCATTATTTAAATCTTTTAATGTATAATTAATATTTTTTATAAAAGATATATTAAAGTTTTCATTAAAAATCAAAATATTATTATCTTCACACAATTTAAAAATAATTTCATATAATTTTGTTTTTTTTAATTTTATATCTAATATTTTATATTCAGAATTAATTAATAAATTATTAATATTATTCTCCATAATTTTATATACTTATCAGAATTTATAGACTTATATTTATAGACTTATATAATATATAATATAAAATTTATATAAAAATGAGAACAATACCACACAATCTTCAAAATGCCTATTATAAATTAAAAAAATCTAGATTAATTAAAGATAACCAATTAGATGATGATTCGATATCTTATTTTGAATCGATATTAAATAGTGGATTGCCTAAATTAGATTCTGATTTCACATTATATTATTTTATAAAAAATTTATTTTATAATGATAAAACAAAATTTTATAATTTTATTAATAATTCTGGATTTGAATGTTTAGTATTATATACTGATAATTTATGTATATCTAATCATTTTAATTTAGGTTCTAAAGTATATATTAGCTGGAATAAAGATGAGAAATTATATAATATAAAAAAAATAACTAAATAATATATCAATATTTTCTATATTAAATATAAATTAATATATTTATATAATATGGATAATATGAATAATATAGATAATAATACTGATAATAATAAAAACCAAAATATAGAAAAACCTAGAGATGTTAGTAAAGATAAATTAAATGATTTAGATAAAAATCTACAACAATCTGAAATTGAATATGATGAATTATTTGATATGATGGCAAAACGAAGAAATCTATTAGAAAAAAATAAATTAGAATAATTTATTTTATTATTTTTTTTATATTTATTTTACAGTTTTATGGGCATATATCATTCATAAATTCATTAATAAATTTTGGTTTAATTTCTGAATAAGGCAATCCCTTATAATAAGAATTTAAATAACACCGAGGAAATATAAGATTTTTACAAGTCTTATGTTGTCTCCATAATTGTTGTAATTCATTTAATTCTACACTAGTCATTATATCCTTACATTTTGTAACAAATTGTCTACCACAAAAGTGCATACGCCGAGCATAATTACTAATCATTAAGGCTGCCTTATCTGATGGTAATCTCGTTAATTCATTTTTTATATTTGTGTCTAATTGTTTTGGACAACCTGTTATTTCCCACATTTTATCTATATCCTCAATCGATAATGTACTAGGATTACTAAATTGCGAATTAGAAAAATTATCACAATATTTATTATTTGGTACAATATGATATACTAGTATTAGGACTAATATTACAATTTCAATAATTAAAATTAAAACTAGTAATCCAATAACATAGGGATCCATTATTATATTATAATTATATTATAAGAATTATATTATAAGAATTATATTATAATTTATATAAAAAAATATATTATAATAATTTATTTTAATATTTATTTTAATATTTATTTTTAATACAATTATTAAGTTTTATATGTGCATTTAGACTTTTATTTGTATTAAAATATTTATTACAATTTCCACATTTAAATATATTTTTATCACATTCTGTAGAATTTCTTTCATGTTTTCTTAAATTTTCAATACTATGAAATTTCCTATTACATAGTTTACATATATGTAAATCATTACATTTAATTTTTCTATTAAGATGAGACTTTAAATTTTGTTTAGATTTAAACATCAGTTCACATAAATTACATTTATAAAATTTCATCCCATTAATAATATACACTTTAGATAAAAAATCAATACTATCAATATCATTGATATTTTCCATATTTTCAGAATCTGTTTTCGATTTTTGTTGATGCTTTAAGCAAGAAATTCTATTTTGATGTGCTTTTAAATCATTTTCTATTCTAAAGTCTAAATTACAATATTCACATTTAAAATTTTCTGTACAAGGTGTTAAAGAATATTGATGTCGTTTTAATTTTGCAGGAGTACTAAATGTTATTTTATTACATTTTGTACAAGGATATAATTTAATATTATTTATTTTAATATTTTCTTCAATATCAAAATTATCAGATGAATGATTTTTATTTTCTATGCATTTAGTTACTCTTGATAAATGTCCAAGCATTATATTTCTAGAAACTGTTGTAAATGTATAACATCTGGGACAATTATATAATTTAACACCTTTATAAATATGAATATTATCTTCAATTGCCATTCTATAAATATTATCATCTGTTTCTTCATCACTGTCATCATTTTTATTATCAACTTCAATATCATTTTTAATATTTCTTAATTCTTCAATAGAAAGAGGTTTTGGTATTTTTACTTCAAGAGATAAATCATTTTGATATTCATTTTCAATATAATAATTCACAAAATCAGTTAAATTATTATATTCAGTACAAATTTTATTAACAATTTTAGTTAATGGAACTGAATGTAATTGATACAATTCATTTTTATAATTAAATGGTTTTAATAAGGCATGGATTAATGATTCTAATACCGTTGAATTATAACATTTTACAGCTAGAAAATGATAAAAATCATTTTCATCTAATGAATTAATATTAAAGTTACTTAATCTACTAATTAAATTTTTACTTTTTCCAAATTTATTAATATTACTTAATGCATTTAAATTATTTGTAGTTCCATATATATATTCATCTTTTTCTAATGTTATTACTTTATTTGATTGATTTACTATAAACTTATTATATTCTCTTTTAGTTTCTTCTAATTCTTTATCCTTATTTTCTAATTCTTTAATAGTTTCTAAATTTTTTAATTCCTGATATTTTGATTGATATTGTAGATAAAATTTAAATATTTTTTCTAATTCAATATAATATTTTTTTATTTCTTTTGATTTTTCGGTTCTTAATAACATTAATGTTTGTTTAAAACAATCTGGAGATACTATCAAATGTTTTGTTTTATTATGACTGTTTAATTCTTTATTTTCTAAATGCCAGAACTGGCATTTGGTATTTTGTATAAATTCTTTATTATTTATTAATCTATAATCAATAATTTCTTCAAAATTATCTTTTAATATATCTAAATATTTTCTTTTAGATGAATTTATATCTAATTCAGCATATCCCATCCAAATCAACATATTATTATCAATATAAATCCATTTATCATTTTCAATATTATCCCAAAATTTATCTACATATAACTCATTATAATTATATTCTAATTTGTTTAATAATTCTTTAACTGATAATAATTCTTCATTAGTATTAATAATTGATGTTAAATTTCCAATAGTTAAACTCATTGTGTATTTTTATATATTATGTAAATAGGTATATAGATATATCTCTATACTAGGATAATCTTTAAATAGAAATTGATTAAAACTATAATATATATTTAAAATTGATTTAAATATATAATTTAATAATATATAACTGTTGTATTAAAGATATGTCTAATATTGAGAATAAAATCAATGAAATTTCAAGTAATGATTTAATTATTATTTTAGATAGTATTATTAATAACAAAAAAGGTATTATATCTCATCATTTAGATAGTATGAATAAATTTAATGAAAGCGGTATTAAACAAATTATGGTAAATGGGTTTAATATTCAAGTTGAGTTAAATAATGATAGAGATGATACTGAAGAAGATAAACAAATATCTAAATATTTAATGAAAGCTAATATTACTGATGTACGTTTAACATCACCGGTTACAATTAATTATGATACTCAACGTTCTCAAATTTTATATCCTGGAGAAGCTCATCTTAAAGAATTAACATATTCATCACCTATGTATATTGATGCTGAAATTGTATGTACTGCATATAAATTAGATGGATCAACTGAAATTAAAAAAGAATTTATAAAAAATTATAGATTAGGTTCTATTCCAATTATGGTGGGATCTAAACTATGTAATACATATAATAAATCAAGAGATACTTTAATCGAATTAAATGAGGATCCAACTGACCTTGGTGGTTATTTTATAATCAAGTCAAATGATTGGATCATTGATAATATTGAGTCAATGACGTACAATTTAAGCCGAGAATTTAAGAATATGGGTTATAAAAACGAACTTGCAAGAAGTGATATTATTTCTAAGCCTGGTGATAATTTTGAAAATTCATCAATTTTAATTTGTAAACTTCTAACAAATGGTAATATTATTTTTGAAATTACAAATAATAAATTTAGAGATATTTCTATTCCTTTTTATGTATTATTCAGAGCATTTGGAATATGTTCAGATAAAGAAATTTGTGAATATATTACATATTCATTAAATGAGGGAGATCCTACTATTAAACAGATGTTAAATATATTAGAAAAAGCTTTTAGTTCATCTTATTCACCAATTTCAGATGCTTATAAAATGCATAATCAAATAGAAATTCTAGAACTAATTGGAAAACATATTAATGATTATTATTTATCTAATTTGACAACTGCAAATAAAAATAATTTAAATACTCGTAAATATAATATTAATAATGTCTTAAATATTTTAGATAAGGATATTTTACCACATGTTGGTCTTACAGTAGATGATAGATATAAAAAGATTAGATTTTTAGGTCATCTTATTAATAGACTATTATTAGTATACTTAGATATTATCCCATCTACTGATCGTGATTCTTATAAAAATAAAAGAATTAATCCAGCAGGTGTATCTTATGCAAAAGTATTTAAAACAAATTTTAATTTTGCAATTGTGCAACAATTAAGAAGACAATTTACAAAAGATTTAAAAGCAACTACATTTTCAAATTTAAATTTAAAACATAGTTTTGAAACAGCTATTTTTGGACATGAATTTGAAAGAGCTTTAATTCAAGCTATTGTAACGGGAGATAAAACGATTAATATTAATCGAAAAACAGTACAAAATCGTTTATCATCATTACAATTACATAGAAAAAATCAAATTAATGTCATAAGTGCTTTAAGAAATATAAATACAACTAACACATCTAGTGCTAAACAATCATCAAGAGCAAATGAAATGAGACGATTTCATTCATCTATGATTGGTTATGTATGTTGTGTACAATCTGCAGATACTGGTGAAAAAGTAGGAATGCAGAAACAAATGGCAATTAGTGCTAAAATTTCATTAGGTTCTTCATCAGATGTTTTGAAAGAAATTATTATGAATGATACAAACTTAATTAAATTAAATAATCAACTAAGTAATTTAGAAATTTATTCAAAAAAGTTAACAAAAGTATTTGTTAATGGTGATTGGATAGGTTGTTGTGTAAATTTTGCTACATTTTCTAAACATTATATAAATATGCGAAGAGAAAATAAGATTCATTATTTAACCACAATATCATTTGATGTTAAAACAAATGAATTATATTTCTGGGTTGATATTGGAAGAATTATTCGTCCACTTATTATTATCTATAATAATGAAGAAGAATATTATAAATCTAATAAAAAAATAGAATTTAAACAATATATTAAATTAACCAAAAAACATATTATTGAATTAAATTTAGGTATCATTAATTATGAACAATTATTAGATGATGGTGTGATTGAGTTTATTTCACCAGAAGAACAGCAAAATTGTTTAATTGCTAAGGATATTGAGACATTAAATTTACATATTAATGATCCTTTAGTAAGATATACTCATCTTGATATTTCTCAATCTATTATTGGAATTCCTGGATTAACTAGTCCATTTTCCAATCATAATCAAGCTGCGCGTGTTGTTTTTCAAACAAATCAAGTAAAACAGACTTGTGGTATTCCTTGTTTAAACTTTCCTTTTAAATCTTATAAGGAAATGCATATTCAAGTATATAATCAAAAACCCTTAGTTAAAACAATTGCAAATAAATATTATGCTCCTATTGGAATGAATGCAGTTGTTGCAATTATGATTTATGGAGGATATAATCAAGAAGATTCTCTTATTGTAAATCAAGGTGCTGTAGATAAAGGATTATTTACTACTCATCATTTTACATTTGAAAAAACAGAATTAGAAAAAAATGAAGAATTTGCTAATCCGGATCCTAGTGTTACATCAGATATTAAAGCTTATTCTAATTATGATAAATTAGTTAATGGTGTAGTACCTATTGGTACTTATATTGAAAATGGTGATATTATTATTGGAAAAATTTCTAAACTAAATAAAGTTGATCAATATGATAACTTTAAATATTATGATAAATCTATTGTTTATAAATATGATGAACCAGCTTATGTATGGGATGTCATTAAAGGCAGAAATGAAGAAGATAATTTATTCTGTAAAATTGTATTTAAAAGTGCTAGAAAAGTTGAAATGGGAGATAAATTCTCAAGTAGATCAGGGCAAAAGGGGACTGTAGGTATTTCTTATAAAGATTCTGATATGCCTTATACTAAAGATGGTATCAAACCAGATATTATATTTAATCCTCATTCATTACCATCTCGTATGACAATGGGTGTATTATTTGAAGGTATGGCTGCTAAAGCTAATGCTATTAATGGTACTATTAGTGATGGTACTATTTTCAAAAAAATAGATATTGATGATTTAGCTGATGATTTAGCTAAATTAGGGTACAATCGTAATGGTACTGAAAGATTATACAATGGTATGACTGGTAAGTATATTGACTGTGAAATCTTTATTGGACCCATTTATTACCAGCGTTTGCAAAAATTTACCGTAGACACGGTATATAGCCACAAAACATGTCCAACGGACGCAATAACCCATCAACCGTTAGATGGGAAATCAGCCAAGGGCGGCCTAAGGATCGGAGAGATGGAAAAGGACGTTATGGCAATTAGTAGTATAAAATTTTTACAAGAAAAGTTCATTGATCATAGTGATGTATATCATATATATGTATGTAAAAATTGTAATAAACGAGCTGTTGTTAATGAAAAATATAAAATTTATAAATGTAAATTTTGCGTAGATGATAGTAATATTGTTAAAATTAAAACAACTTGGAGTTGTCATCAACTTTTTGATGAGATTGAATCATGTAATATTGGCATGAAATTATATCCTAAAGAAAATATGTATCAAAAGTTTGAATAAATTTGATTAATTTGTATATTTATATATGATTTATATATTTTTTTATACTTTTTATATTTTTTTTATACTTTTTTATACTTTTTATAAATATGTATTAATAATTATAAGTATAAAATATATATAATTATATATAGAAATAATATTTACAAATTTAATATTAATATTAAACTTGATAAATAATGTCAATAGTATCAAGTAAAATAGTATATAATATAATTATATGTATTACATTTTTATTAATTTGTGCGATTATAATTTATTGTTTTAATCCCGATTTATCTAAATTACTTTTTGTAATATGTGGTACATTAATGTCTTATTTAACATATAGATTATCATCAAAAAATGTAAAATGTATTAAAAATAAAGAAAATTCAAGTACATATATATGTCAAATAGAAGGAAGTAGACAATATAATGTAAAGGCAGGTAATACCCAAATTACCGGCGGATTTGGTTTTCTAACATTTCTAAAAGAAAAATTATACGATCCAGCAAAAGAATTCCTAAATGTTTCTTTTTCATCTTTAGAACCAACTCAAAATCCACGACCACCACCACCACAACAACAACAACAACAACAACAACAACAACAACCAGTAGTAAATATACAAAATCCACAACAACAACAACAACAACAACAACAACAACCAGTAGTAAATATACAAAATCCACCACAACAACAACAACAACAACCAGTAGTAAATATACAAAATCCACAACCACCACCACCACAAAATAAAGATAATGATGATGATGATGAAAACTATGATGATGACAACTATGGTGGTAGTGGTGAAACTGAAATATTTAGTACATATGAGAATCCAAATATAATTAAAACCTCTGCACCTGGTCAAGGTAATACACCATTTGATAAACATTACAGGGAAGTTATATCAGCAATATTATAAACTAAATAAATTAAAAAAATAATAAATTCTGATATTAATTCTAAGATAATTTAGAATTAATATTAGTTATAGATTCTAATATGGTATTTTTACTATCTTCTAATTCATCTAATTTCATATTTGTTTCAGATATAAAATTATCTAATTTTTCATTATTTTCTAATATATATGTATGTAATTGAGTATAAAAATCAATATTATTAGATTCATTATTAGGTATATTATTAGTATTAATCTGTTGAATAGAAGAATTAACATAACTAGTTATTATTGTATTTAATTTATCAATATCTTCTTTATTTTTTGCAGAATTTATATTTAATTTATCAATATCTTCTTTATTTTTTATATAATTTGTATTTAATTCATTTAAAGAAGAATTTAAATTAGCTGAAGATACTGTTTTATTTATACTCATATTAATACTTTCTAATTTATTTATTTCATTTTCTAAATTATTTATATTAGAATGACAATAAATAAATAATAAAATTAGTATTATAACTGAAAATAATAATATTTTATCCAACATAGACAATGATTTTGATGTATTAAATTCAGGCATTTGTATAAATCTTTTATATAACCTTTTTTATAAACTTTTATATAAATAGTTATATATTAATTTTATATTTTTTTAATAAGCATTAATAGATTTTTTTATATAATTTATAAAATGTAATATATTATTATCATTATTATATATTTTATCATTCCATAAAGATAATTTGTAACAATATAATTTATCATTATTATATACATAATCAAAAGTTTTATATTTATACTTTCCAAATAATATAATATTTTCTTTATTTACCTCTTGATTTAAATGTATATAAGAATATGATTTCTTGATATTATTTATAGTTGAATTTTTTAACAAAAAAGAATTTAATATATATATTCTTTTATTTTTATTATATGTATATTCTTTTTTATTTTTAATATCAGAATAATGAGATTTACATAATATTGCATATTGATCAGTTATAATATTTTCAACAATATCTAAATTTGATGTTATCACACATCCACAATCTTTAGTATTTACATCTAATGAGTCATATAAAATATTCATATTTTAAAATTAAAAAAGTTCTGAATTAAATTTGATAAAAATAATTATTATATAATTATTATATAATTATTATATAAATATATAATATTATTTTTTAATATTAAATATATTTTCTACATAATGGACAAATTATATTTATTTCATTAAGTTGAGTATTTATTATAGAATAAATATATAAATTTATACAATATATATGAAATATATGATGACATGATGTTTGTATTCCTGTACTAATATATTCCAAACATATACAACATGTATGTGTCTGATCATTAAATTTTATACATTTTTTATTTAATTCTGGTGGATACTCTTCTGGATTAATATTATTTATTTCGTTCTTTAATTCTATACTTTTATTATTAAATGTTTCTAGTAATTTATTTAAATTAGCTATATTTTTTTCATATTTATCTATAATATTATAGATATTATTAGACTTTTTATATACCATATTATATAATTTTTTATATAATTTTATTTTTGTATTAATTGTTCTATGTAATTTATATAAACAATTCATATAAATTTTATATGATTTTAATATTTTTTTTTTCTGATTGTATAATATTTTTATCTCATAAATATTTTTTGATTTAATTTTATTAAAAATAACAATTTCTTTATTTAAATTAATAAGTGTATGTAAATTTAATATTTTATAAATATTATGATTTATATTATCTGTATTTTTATTATATAATATATTATCATAATAAAAATCATATAATTTTTTATTTTTTTTTAAAGCTATTTTTTTAAAATTTAATATAATATATTTTAAATTATTCTCTAATTCAATTACATTATTATTAATTATAAAATTATATAATAAAATCATATTCGATGGGATATTTGTTTGAGTATTATCATATTCTAATATTTTATAATATTTAAATAATTTATATCTTGTATAATCGATTTTTTTATAATCATATACATAAGTATATAAATGCATTATTAAATTATAATTAATTGATTTATATTTAGTGATTTTTTTATCTATATTATTTATAATTTCATATTCATTCTTTAATAATTTATTAGTATTATTAATATCTAATATGTATTTAATAATTATATGTTTTAAATTCACCATTTTTAATTTAGTAACACAGTTATGATTAATATATGTTTCTAATATAGTTTTAATGTTTTGTTTTTTTATTTCTATATCTTTTTGAATATCTGATATTGATATATTTAATTTATCTAATTCATTATGTTTATTTAATTTTCTACAATATTCATAATTAAAAAATTCCATTTTTAATTATTTATATAATATATAATATATTCTACAAATTAAAACTTATGAATAATAATATAATTAATGCTATTTATATACTAATAATATTATATTTATTATATAATATATATGATGATTTTAAATATCATAAAAATAATAAAGATAATTATGTATTATGTTTAGACGATTTTGAAAAAAATCTTGATAATTATAAAGAATCAAACTTATATAATAAATTTAATAATTTATCAGATAATGATAAAAAATTTTTAAATGATTATATTATTTATATTATGTTAAAATATAAAGATGATAAACCTAATTTTAATAAAAAAATAGATAAATGGAAATATAATGTTATATTTCCAAGTATTATTGCAAATATACATAGAATATCTTCTGGTGAATTTTTATTATCATCTTTTAAAACTAATGTATTACATCATTTTTCTAATACAGTTTTCTAATATAGTTTTCTAATACATTTTTATATAAACAATTTTTCTAATACATTTTTATATAAACAATTTTTATATTATATAAAAAACATATAGTTATATATATAATCCAAAATTATTATAATACACTTTAGAATATGTATATAATTATATTAATATGTATGATATTAATAATAATAATTATATTATATAATAATAATATCAGATTAAATAATCTTGAAGAAGATATAAATATTAATAATTATAAAATTAAATCAAAAAAATGTATTAATCTAGATGATAAATATAATATTAAACAATATGATATTATTAATGATAATATTATTATTCATAGCAAATATAAAAATGAATTATTAAATTTAAAACAAAATAAATTAAAAATAGATCAAGAAATTAAAAAAAATGAAGAAATAAAAATAAAAGAAAGAAATCAAAAAATAAAAATTAACTCAGAAAAAATTAAAAAATATGAATTTCAACAAAGAATAGAACAATTAAAATTAAATATTAAATCAATGAAATTATTATTAAAAAATGAATTAAATGGATTTTTGGTAGATTATAATAAAAATTTAATATCATCTGATGAAATTCAAAATTTAATATCACAATTAAATATAGAATTACAAAATAATAATAAAATTATAGATAATAATTTATATAATGAATATGATAAAAATGATGTTGATGAATATTTTCGTGTAATACAGATTAAAAATAAATTATTAAATAAAAAAATTAATATTTATTCAAAATTTTTAAAATAAAATATTATTTGCTATATATCGTGATTCAATTCCAGATAAAACATCAAATAACATTATTATGCCGGCCATATTATAATTATTTTTATCATTATTAATATACGTAAATATTATAATTAATATATATGAAATAATCGTTCTAGGATAATTTTTCCAAGTTTTTTTATATGTTAAAAATTTATAAGAAAATACAATTATAATAAATATAGATAATATATATAATGTCATATTTGATATTTTTTTATTAAATACTAATATACCTAATACAATTCTAATTATAACGCAAAATATAAAAAATAAAGAGGTATTATTTTTAGTACATATTAATGATTCATCTTTTAAACGTTTTGGAATTGTATTAGATATTATATCATTTGGTTTAATTATATTAGAGCACCAATTACTAAAACTATTATTTTTTTGTTTACTGTTCATTATTAATTAATATTATTATTTTTTGTATTTTTATTATTATAATATATTAAATATTATAATAATATATTAATATAAATTAAAAATAGTAATGTCTGAAATATTAGATTTAAAGAAAAAAATTAAAGATGTTGAAAATTTAAAAAAATTAGTTACTATTGCTGAAACTGAATTTAATAAAAAATTTAATAAATTAGAAATAACTGATCTCATTAATTTTATAAATCATTTAAATTTATCTAAAATTTATGATAAAGATTTAGATAAAGTTAATATCACAATTATATCAAATTATAAAAAATTAGTAACTAAACCAAAAAATTTTGATATTAAAGAGTATTTTAAACAAGAGATTAATGGTAAATCTACTAAAGATATAAAAAAATATGAATCATTTCAAAATAAAGAAGGTTTAGATAATCCAAATGATTCTGAATTAATAATGAAATTAATTCAAATGATGCCAAATTTAAATACAGAAAATGATCAAATTAATTTTACAAAAATTTTAAATTATGAATCATTATTAAGAGATTCTAATATTTTATTAGATTCAAGATATCAAAATTTATCAAATATGGATCTTACTAAAATACAATTTACTATTATGAATAATTCTAAAATTAAAGTTCCAGGAACTGGTATTATAACATCAATAGCACCGATGAGAGATATATTAGAAATTGAAATATTTCCATTTAGTATACCTTATTCATCTAATGCCGATAACTATTATCAAAAAATCACTATGTCTATATTAGAATTAGCATCTGTTTCGGTAGATTCATATGAAAATTGTCAATTTCATTTTATGTTTAGAGCGACTAAAAATAAAAATTTAATAGATTTAGTGCCAATTAATCCAGTTTTTAGATTTTTTAAACCTATTACTAAGTTAGCCGATTTTACATTACGTTTTGGTACTCCATTAACTCCAATTATATTTGATAAAGATAGATTATATGCAACTATAGATTATACTTCTAATCCATGTGTTTTATCATTTAATGAAAATCATAATCTAGTTTCTGGTGATCTTATATATATAAACGATTTTACTACATTAAACCCAGCACAAGATCTGACAATAATTAATACATTTAATGATAGTAATGGGTATTTATGCACAAGAATTTCTAATATTGAAATTAGTATAAATATAGATGCTAATCAAATTTTAAATCCAGATCCTAATTTATCTATTAATGTATATTTTGGAAGTAAACGTATTTTATTACCTTTAAGAATAAGATATTTTTATAATAAATTAGAATAAATTAAAATATTTTTAGAAATAAAAAAATATTTTTTTATAGTAATATTAGACTTATATTACATTAATAATATAAATATAATAAAATTTATAATTATTATGCAAAATATATTAATAAACTTAAATATTATATCTAAAATAAAACCAAATGATAAAATTTATATGAATTCAGATAATTTTATGTCTATTGAACATGATTCAGCTTTTCAAGGAATTTTTAGATTTATATTTAATAATTCAAGAAATAAAAACTTAAATAATTTAAATTGTTTTTATACAAATGTATATAATTGTATAGATGATACTATAAATTCTAAATATCTTTTCTTATCCGGAAAGAATGGACAGCTCATTGATAATTTACATTTATTAGATCATAACTGTTTTGTAGAAAATGAAAATTTTATTAATGTGTATAATAATTTAGTTGAATTAAATCATTATTTAAAATTATCTATAACAGGTTTAGAAAATTTAAAAAAGACATATATATCTGATGTTGTTACTGTATCTAAATTAGATATAATTATTAATGATGCAGAAACATACATTAAAAAAATTCAAAAAAAATTAGATAGTATTAATGATTTAAAAAAAAATATAGTATAATATATAATAATATATTATATAATATAATAAGTTTTAATAAAATTATAAGTAATTATTTTTTTATATATTATTTTAATTGATTCAATCATTATAACTTAGTTATTTTTTCTAAATATTTTTAATTTTCTTATTTATATTTTTTTTTAGATTTAATTTTATGTTGTGAATGTTTAGATTTAATTTTATGTTGTGAATGTTTAGATTTAATTTTATGTTGTGAATGTTTAGATTTAATTTTATGTTGTGAATGTTTAGATTTAATTTTCTTTTTTTTATAATTTTTAGATATGTTATTCTTTAATATAAATTTTGATCTAATCAGTTTTAATTTAAGTGAATTATCTTTATTGGATTTCTTATTTAATAGTTGCATATTAATAAATATTTGTTTAGATTTACGATCTATTTTAACATTTGATTTATGAAATATATTTCTAATTGTTAATAATATAATTTCATTATCTTCTTTTTTAATATGATATGGTAATATAATAAAACCATCTTTTATACATCCATAAAATAATCTTTCATCACTTGTAAATATTATTGATATATTATTTATATCTTTATTTAATTTTTCTGTCACATATTTTTCTAAATCACCTCTAAGACAATTATATAATGATTTTTTATATACATTTTCTCCTTGATTATTTATATAAATAATATATATATTATTATTTTCTAATGCATCTTTTACTTTATTATATTTATTTAAAAAATCATCACAATCATATTTACAAGCATTATTTATTGTATCTTCACCATATATAAATTTATTAATATCAAAATAATTTGTTAAATTATCTGGTATTAGTGTCCATTCATATTTATTATCTTTATTTTTTTTAGATATATAATATTTATTATTATATCTTGCAAGATAATCTGGAAATCTACTTGCATTTTTATCAATAGTAGTAGATCGCATAATAGAATCATTTATTCTTTCTATACAAAGTTTAATCATTTTTATATTATAAAAAATAATATATGTATATTTATTATATTAGTTTTATTTTTTTCTATATATTTTAATTATTATATTATGTTAATTTTTATAAACTTATATATTATTGATTACATTTGCACATATTATTTTTTAAATCTTCATATTTTAAATTTAATTCTTCAAATTTTTTATTCATATGTTGTAATGATGATATTAAATAACCTACTAATTCTTTAGAACTAACTGCATGAAAATCTTCTATTCCATCTCTTTCGCTTATATTAATTGCAGATGGTATTATTTCAGCTAATTCCTGAGCAATAACTCCTCTATGTACTTTCTTATTAGCATCAGTTATAAAATTATAATCAACTACATTAACATTCATAATTTTATTAAATGATTCTTCATTATTAACTGGTACAATATTTTCTTTAACTCTCACATCAGAAGTTTCTACTAATTCAGTAACAGTTAAATATTCATTTGTTAAAGTTAATACATCAGTACTTGTTCCTCCAGTCATAAGTTTAATAGTTAATAAACCATCTTCAGAACCAGCTGTAATATCATTAGCAGAAACTTGAATAGCACCATATCCAATATTATTATTAGCAGAATTTTCAATATAGAAATCTAAACCAATACCTAAACCTGTTGCTGGTGTGCCTGAAGTGGTTCTAATTAAATTAATTGGATAACCTACTGTATTAGCAGATGCATTATCAATTGTAAAATTTACATTATTTACAGTCATGCTATTAATGTTACCAATATTTCTAGAAGAATCTAATATTAGAGCTTTAGTAGCAGCAGCTGTGCCTGGAGTAACATTATTGTAATTTAATTGAGTGGCGGTTGAAGTAACTAATACACCTGCTAATTTTAAACCAAGAGTACTACCATCATGTCCAGCTACATCTAAATTATTAGTAGCATCTATAAAGGTGGTTAATCCGGATGACAAGATATTAAGATTTCCAGAACTAGTTATACTAAAATCAGAATAATTTGTTGCGGTTCCATTATTATTATTTCTAGTTAAACGTAATACATCTCCATTAGTTGCATTTATTTCTACTTGTTTAGAAGGATTAGTAGTACCTACTCCTAATTTACTAGCAGCTGTTAGTCTCATTGATTCGTTGCCATCATTAAAGAATCTTAAATTATTATCATTTGTACCTGCACCATCTTCTGCTAAAATTTTAGTATTTTGATCTACATCAGAAACACCACCTAATGAACCCCATGCATTACCAGCTCCATAACCTTCAAATTGAGAAGTTTGTGTATTATATCGAATATAACCAACTTGTGGCGTTGCAGGTCTTGCAGCTGTATTACCAGTGGGAATAGATAATATTGGACCAGTTACACTAACATCACCTCCTAAAGTTGAGTTTCCACCAACACTAAAATTAGTTCCTACAAATAATTTTTTAGCAATAGCAGCACCGCCATCAATAGTTACACAGCCACCAGCAGTTGAACTTGTTGCATCGGTCACATTATTAAAATTAATAACACCAGTTACATCTAAAGTACTTGATAAAGTAGTAGCTCCTGTAACACCTAAAGTACTTGATAAAGTTGCAGCACCAGTTACGCCTAAAGTATCTGATAAAGTAGTTGCTCCTGTTACTCCTAAAGTACTTGATAAAGTAGCCGCGCCTGTTACACCTAAAGTATCAGATAAAGTAGTTGCTCCTGTTACTCCTAGAGTTCCAGTTACTGTACTATTTCCTCCAACTGATAAATTAGTACCTACAAATAATTTTTTAGCAATTGCTGCACCACCATCAATAGTTAAACAACCACCTGCAGTAGAACTAGTTGCATCTGTCACATTATTGAAATTAATAACTCCTGTTACATCTAATGTACTTGATAAAGTTGATGCACCAGTTACATCTAAAGTACTAGATAAAGTTGTTGCTCCAGTTACTCCTAAAGTACTTTGAGCAGTTACTGCTCCAGTTAAAGTGGAAGCTCCTGTTACAGCTAATGTATCAGAAAGAGTTGTTGCACCAGTTACAGCTAAAGTACTTTGAGCAGTTACAGCTCCGGTTAAAGTAGTAGCACCAGTTACTCCTAAAGTACCAGTTAATGCTGAATTTCCACCTACTGCTAAATCAGTACCAACAAATAATTTTTTAGCAATACCTGCACCACCAGAAAGAGTCAAAGCACCACCAGAAGTAGAACTTACAGCATCGGTAGTATTATTTAAAGAAAGTGCCCCATCAACTGATAAAGTACTAGATAAGGTAGTAGCTCCAGTTACTCCTAAAGTACTCGATAAAGTAGTTGCACCAGTTACTCCTAAAGTACTCGATAAAGTAGCGGCTCCGGTTACTCCTAAAGTACTTTGAGCAGTTACAGCTCCAGTTAAAGTTGTAGCACCAGTTACTCCTAAAGTACCAGTTAAAGATGAATTGCCTCCAACTGCAAAATCAGTTCCAACAAATAATTTCTTAGCAATACCAGCACCTCCATCTACTGTTAAAGCACCTCCTGCAGTTGAACTAGTAGCGTCAGTCGTATTATTTAAATTAGTAACACCAGTCACATCTAAAGTATCAGATAAAGTAGTGGCTCCGGTTACTCCTAAAGTACTAGATAAAGTAGTTGCTCCAGTCACGCCTAAAGTACTAGACATAGTAGAAGCTCCAGTTACACCTAAAGTTCCAGTTAAAGATGAATTACCACCTACTGCTAAATCAGTACCAACAAATAATTTTTTGGCAATACCAGCACCACCTGCTATAGTTAAAGAACCACCAACAGTTGAACTAGTTGCATCAGTTGTATTATTTAAAGTAAATGCACCATCAACAGCTAAAGTACTTGAAAGAGTAGTGGCACCAGTTACTCCTAAAGTACTAGATAAAGTAGTAGCTCCTGTAACTCCTAAAGTGCTAGATAAAGTGGTGGCTCCTGTTACACCTAAAGTACTAGATAAAGTAGTAGCTCCTGTTACTCCTAAAGTGCTAGAAAGAGAAGTAGCCCCTGTTACTCCTAAAGTATCAGATAAAGTGGTGGCCCCTGTTACACCTAATGTTCCTGTTAAAGTGCTATTACCTCCTACGCTCATATCAGTACCAACAAATAATTTTTTAGCAACTGCTGCACCACCATCAATTGTTAAACAACCACCAGCAGTAGAACTTGTAGCATCAGTTACATTATTAAAATTAATAACACCTGTTACATCTAAAGTACTAGAAAGAGTAGTTGCTCCTGTAACACCCAAAGTACTAGATAAAGTAGTTGCACCAGTAACTCCTAAAGTACTAGAAAGAGTTGATGCTCCAGTTACCCCTAAAGTACTTGATAAAGTAGTAGCACCAGTTACATTTAAAGCACTCGAAATATTTAAATTAGTACCTGATGGTGTTAATGTTAAATCACCAGTACTTGATACTAAAAAGTCTGTATAATTAGTAGCACTACCATTATTATCATTATAAGTTAATCGTAAACAATCACCAGTAGCATTATTTATTTCAACTTGTTTATTAGCAGCCGATGTATTAATACCTAAATTACCAATCGTTCTGATATTTCTAATATTTCCAATATCTTTATCAACATCTAATACTAATGCTTTAGTAGCAGCAGCAGTACCTGGTGTTACATCATTATAATTTAGTTCAGTTGCTGTTGATGTTACTAATACACCTGCTAAATGTAAACCTGTTGTACTACCATTATGCCCAGGTAAATTTACATTATTAGAATATGGAGATATTGCCAAATCACCAGATGTAGTTACACTAACTGTTGATAAATTACTATTAGTAGAATCATAAAATTTTAAAGAATCTTGAAAATAATTATTTCTAATATTTACATCTAATTTTTTATTGTCAAATGCAAAATTAGCCTGAGGTACTGTTTGAACTGTTTGAGATGATGATTCCCATTTAAGATTTAATCTTTCTGTAGATGTTTCTTGTATATGTTGAATATAAATAGGATACCATTTATTAGCTATTAATGCTATTGGATCAGTTTGAAGATTATCATGATCTCCACTTGTCCAGCCAGTTCTTACAAGATTATTATTAATCCAAATTCTAAAATGATCATTAGATGTTATTGTAAAAATATAATTTTCAGTATATAATGGTTTTATATAACCCCAAACTTCCATAGAATATCCAGCTGATTGCCCAGCTGGTGCATAATTAGTAAAATCTATTGTATTAACAATTTCATTCCATAAAATTCTACCATTAAAATCAGTAGTAGAATATACACTAACTCGTAAACCAGATTCACCATAAGGTGTTAATGGTACTCCACCAACAGTTAAAGATGCTACACTTGTAGCTCCTGATACATTTAAAGATGTTAATGTACCAACCGATGTAACATTAGGTTGAGCAGCAGTTTGTAAAGTACCAGTTAAATTAGTTGCCGATAAATTTCTAATACCTCCAATATCTTTATTCATATCTGTAACTAATGCTTTACCAGGATCAGCAGTACCTATTGTACTTACATCTGTATAATTTAGTTCAATAGCAGACGCAGTAACTAAAGTACCATTGACAGTTAAATTATCAGTTTCAATATTATGAATACCTACAATGTCTAAATTGGCATCTAATACTAATGCTTTAGAAGCTTGGGCTATACCAATTGTTGTTACATCAGTATAATTTAATTCAATAGCAGATGCAGTTACTAAAGTTCCATTAACAGTTAAATTGTCAGTTTCTAAATTTGTTAATCCTACAATACTATTATTAGAATCAGTTACTAATGCTTTACCAGCTTCAGCAGTACCTGGTGTCGTATCTACATAATTAAGTTCAGCAGCTGTAGCTGTAACTAATACACCATTTAATGAAAGACCAGTTGTACTTCCATTATGTTGTGCAATGTTTACATTGCCATTAGAAGTTAAACCAGTAAGTGTACCAAGAGAGGTAACATTAGGCTGTGATGCTGTTTGTAATGTGCCTGTTAAACTAGTAGCTGATAAAGAATTTAATCCACTAACATCGCCTGATAATGTTGATAAAACAAAGTATTTAAATCCATCAGCAGTATTAACTATTGGTCGATTTGCTGTAGTATTATATAAAATTTCACCACCATAATTAGGAAGAGTATTGATAACAGTTGTTGATAAATTTTTAACGAGTACCATAATCACAGATTAATTTATTTAATATTCAATGATATATATATTAACATAAAAATATAATTATAAAAAAAATATAATTATAAATTATAATTATATTTTTAACTTAATTTTATAATATAATTTTATAATATAATTTTATTTTTAACTTAATTTTATAATATAATTTTATAATATAATTTTATAAAAATCTATGATTAAATACTGAATTTTTAATTATTATAAACTATATTCATTATCTACAGGATATAAATAATTTAATATATAAATTTCATTATGTAATTCTTTTAAATATTTTTCAAAATCAAATATTTTAGATAAAATATTAAATATATTTAAATATGTATTAATAATATCATCAAGACAAATAATAATAAAATTTATAAGTAATGTATATAAAAAACTATAAACATTACTGTTTAAATATTGAATATATATAGATATTATATTAATATATAAAATATTAGTTGTAATTAAAATTACATAATAATATATATTATAATTTTCAATAAATTTATATAAATTTTTTATTAAATTTTGTAATTTTTTAAATGATTTAACAAGTAAATTATAATCATTAAAATTAAT